GCTGGTAAGCTTGTTAATTTTTGTGGGAAATCCTTGGTTTTTGACCTAATAGCCTATAGGATTCCTACGTGGGTTAGAACTTGTACATAATTACTATATATCGGAGCGTCTTTTGGTAACGTACTGTATAACGTGTCTGCTAAATCCATCAACTCTTGAACTCGCGTAGGGTCTGCGTATTCTCTAGCTTCCAAACGTTCTCTTCTTATATCTTCGCCTGGGTCATATCCTAACCAATCTAAAGTATATCCTCGTAATTCAGCAGCGTCTATCAAGTATTCGGGAGGCCACTGTGTTACAATAACTTCATTATCGTATTTCTTTGCCCAGTCCAATGTTACCAAAGCTTCTACAATGTCTGATCTATCGCTTTTCACATATCTTTGAGCGCGCAATTGCCAACCTACTTTCGCATAAACAGGCACGTCCATGTCACAAATGGTTTTGAAACGATTGGCTATCCAGGATTTACCTGCTCCATTTCCTGCATAAACAACGTAGAAGCTTGTTCTTTCTGGTTTTCGCCAATCTAAATGGATCTCCGGACTTATTGATTCTGTATTACTTGCCCATGATTGTATTGAACCATCGAGTAACTCTAATTCAGGAATTAGTTTCTTCTTGATTGTAAGCGTACTAAATCTAGCCCAATCTGATGGTTTGAGCGATTCAAATAGGTTTTTGGTTGCCCCTACCAAGTTGAATAGATAAACATCTATTCCCAACCGTGCCAATTGTTCATCTTCTGTAATTGGTCTTCTTCTACTGTGCAGATCTTTAAACAACCTAACTAAGCGCATCACCGGTGGTGGCTGTGGTAATTCTCTAGTAGCAATGATTATCTTACTTTTCCTCTCTGGCCATATCGCTCGAGCACAATCTCTCAGACTTCTTTGTCTGTAATGGTGGTAACTACTCCCTACTGACTCTCTCAACAAGTATGTCTTATATTGTTCGATCCTTGATGGACGTAAGCCATCTAGAACTCTTGACACGCGCAGCATCCAAGCATCTGTAGCTTTGCTCGGCCAACAGGGATGTGGGTCTGGCTTTGACATCAACAATGGCGTCTTTTTTGTCCCTGCTGTTGTACCTCTCCATAGTGGGTGATCTTCTGGATTTGCATATTCCCACCATTCAAGTTCCTTAATTATGGCTTTTGGATCATCTTCTAGTGTTGGTCTTACAATCATCAATCTATCTAGGAATGTTTTAGCAAGTACCTGTGCTATGCGCAAATCCATTCCTCTAGTAACGCACTCC